CTGCAGAATGGAAAGCTCTTATAGGCAAGGACGGAAAGTTCCATGACCTGTATGGGCAGGGAGTCTCTGAAGCAATTCAGAACAGGTTCAAGAACCAGGCTGATTTACAGGGCCAAGTAAGTCAGTACAACGATGCACTAGCACCTCTGTTTATGAACTATGGTCTGAAAAGCGGAGACATCGAAGGATTAGGCAACGCTATTGCCAACGATGAAGCATTCTATCAGGCAGGAGCTGAGAGAGCCGGACTGGATGTGAACCAGTACAAGGAGAATCTCAGACTCAAAGCTGAAGCTGAGAGAGGCAGACAGATAACCGAAGCATTTGAAGAACAGCAGAGGAGACAGGCCTTATTCACTCAGTGGGAGACAGATGCTGCTGACTTACAGCAGGCATTCCCTAGCTTTGATCTCGGACTGGAGATCGAGAATAATAAGGCTTTTGCAAATCTTCTGGATAACGGCATCGATGTCCGCACAGCTTACATCAGCACACATCTGAATGATGTTATGACCGGAGCGAATGCATACGCACAGAGAACCGCAACACAGCAGGTAGTCAATTCTATTCAGTCAAGACAAGCTAGACCAATGGAAGGTGCGCTAAGTCATGCACCGGCAATAGAGAGAAAATCTGATCCTTCTAGGTTAACAGACGCAGACTTAGACGAGATCAACAGAAGAGTAGCTGAAGGAGAATCGATTTCCTTCTAAGCACTCAGCTCCCTCGTCTGAGCCTACATAGATGAAGGGAGAAGAAAAATGAATAAGTTCAGAATCAACTTCCACCTTTTTGAAGGTGAAGCACCACAGCAGAATTACACTCCGCTGAATCCTAACTGGACAGGACAGGCTAATGTTGCTTATGCACAGCAGGCAGATGGTTCCTACAGAGGTGGTACATACACAGCTAATCAGGATCTCTCTCCGGAGATGAAAACCTTTTATGACAAGAACCTGATCAGACTCGCAGCACCTAAGATGATCCATGACCAGTTTGGTCAGAAGCGTCCTATTCCTGCAGGCAATGGTAAGACCATCGAGTTCAGACAGTTCAAGTCACTTCCTGCAATTCCTGCAGACAGAGAGCTTGTAGAAGGTATCACACCTACCGGACAGAACTATGGTGTAACTGCTAAGACAGCTACTGTTAAGCAGTATGGTGGATACATCACAGTTTCCGATATGCTCAATCTTGTAGCATATGATCCTCAGATGAAGGAGATCATGGACATGCTTGCAGAGCAGGCTGGTAAGGTTTCCGATATCATCACAAGAGACATCATCCAGGCAGGAACTAATGTAATGTTCGCAGGCGGAAAGAGCGCAAGATCTGCACTCACATCTTCAGACAAGCTGACAATCAGAGATCTGAGAAAGGCTGTAAGACTCCTGAAGAGAGTAGACGCACCTACAATCGATGGTGACTATGTAGCTCTCATCCATCCGGACATCAGCTTCGACCTCATGGATGACAGCGCATGGGTAGATGCAAACCATTATGCAGGCTCCGGCAGAATCTTTGAAGGCGAGATCGGTAAGATGTACGGCATCAGATTCGTAGAGTCCTCAATGGCTAAGATCTGGAAGGCCAGTACCAGTGGTGCTGTTCCTGTCTATGGAACACTTGTACTCGGAAGAAATGCATTCGGTGTAACTTCTATCAATGGTGGTGGAATTGAAACTATTGTTAAGCAGCTCGGTAGTGGTGGAACAGCAGATCCGTTAACAAAATCAGCGGCCTAACAGAGAAATCTGTTTTGAATAACCTCGTGAATTCAGGGAAACTCTCACTGAGACAATCCTGAGCCAAGCTCCGTTAGGAGAAGGTGCAACGACTATCCCGAAAGGGAGTACACACAAGCGTGTGGAAGTGCGAGGAGTCCGAAAGGACTGTGATATAGTCTGAACTTCATAGCGATATGAAGCAGCCTGGAAAGGCGGTTCAAGCGTAGCGAACTTGGGCGAACACATTGTGAACCAGAGGTCCACTTGTGGGTGGAAATTAAATAAAACGGCGAAGATCCTGACCGAAGAGTACATGGTAAGAATCGAATCCACATCTGATTATCAGGATGCTGTAGCCAACTAACATCGAGCTGTCGGAAAGGAGACAGCAATGGCAACTAAGAAAACTGATAAGGTAGCAGTCGAAGAGAAGGTAAAGGAACCTATTGAGGAACCTATTGAAGCTCCTGCAGAGGAAGTAGAAGAAGAACCGAAGAGAGTGAGAATCAAACTTCCACTCATCGAAGGAGAAGATCCTGAGAAGGTTGTCGGCATTAACGGCAAATACTACAAGATCCGCAGAGGCAAGTGGGTGGATGTTCCACCGGAAGTGGCTGAAGTCCTTGACAACTCAGATGCTCAGATGGTGAGCGCACTAGAGTTCCAGTCTGAGTATGAAGGCAGGGGCAAAGAATTCGACTGGTAATGGATTGGTTGGTGGGGATGAAATACTCCCCACCATATTTTTTAAGAAGGAGAGCAAACCAATGACGATAAGAGATTTGCTGAACAAGATAAATAAGGAAAAGCCAAGCAGCTTCTCTGAGGCTGACCTGATTCGATTCACAAATGAATTAGAGGCAGAGGTCGCAGATCAGCTCGGCATGTCAGAAGCTCCGCAGTATATGGATAACCATACGGATCTCGATATTGATCTTCTTGTTCCTGCTCCATATGACAGACTGTATGTATCGTATGTCAAGGCACAGATAGACTATGCCAATGAAGAATACGATTCATATGCGAATAACCAGGCGCAGCATGTGCAGGACTTTCAGGACTTTGTTGACTGGGTAGTCAGAACAGGCCAGTCAAAGAAGCCGTTTCCTCACAGGTTTAGAAATATAACAAGGTGGTGATACTATGGCGAATCTTGTGGCACCGGTAGCTAAACTGGCACCTGTTGAGGAGAGGATAATCGAGTTCAAAGGACTGAACAGAAAGACATATGTCGAAGAAGGCGAGATGTCTGACATGCAGAATCTGACATCCAGCAATTATCCATTGCTGACACCAAGAAAACTGCGTGGTGAGCTGACTCTGCCGGACGGTGTAGCTAAACCTCTGAAGATCATGGTGAAGTATGAGCGCATTGCCATGATCGCACAGAAGAGCGATGACAGCATCGCATTCTTCTATGACGGTGAGGAAGTCACATCTGTGACCGGACTGACAGCTGCCACAGAGATGGTAGCTATCAATACAAAGATATGTTTCTTCCCACAGAAAACCTATCTGTCACTCATCCGAGGCAGCTCGTCTGTATCCATAGGTACATTCGGTCAGCTGGCAGCATCGCAGTCAGTGACATCGGCAGCAGTGACAATAAGTAATACAGATGCAAGGCTGACACTTAATGCAGGACATGGCTTCGTAAAAGGTGATGCAATCGATATCAACGGCACTCTGTACTACACGCCTAGTGGTGGTGCTGCTACATCGAAAGTATGCACTGTATCTCTTGCGGTCAATGATGTGGCAGGCAATGTCCTGACTCTTCCGAGAGAGACTTTCATAGAGCTTACTGGTGATGGTGCTACAGCAATTACATTCACAGGCTCAGTGAGCAGAGATATCCCAAACATACATCATGTCATCGAATGGAACAACAGATTGTGGGGCGCATCTGATGCTGATAACACGATTTATGCCTGCAAGCTGGGAGATCCTACCAACTGGAAGTATTACCAGGGAACATCGCTTGATGCTTACTACGCACAGCAAGGTACTGATGAGAATTGGACAGGCTCTGCTGCTTACTCCGGTCATCTTATCTTCTTCAAACCTAATTCAATGACGAAGATATACGGAACATCTCCATCGAGTTTTCAGATAACAAATACGGTGTGCTATGGAGTTGAGGCAGGCAGTAGCAATTCTGTAGCTATCGTAAATGACAAGGTGTTCTACAAGTCATCAATCGGCATCATGGCCTACGAAGGTGGCACACCATACGCTATATCTGACAAGTTCAATGTGAAGTTTAAACATGTGGTCGGTGGTACGGAAGGCATCAAGTATTATGCGTCAATCGAAAAGGATGATGGCACATATGAGCTGATGGTGTTGGATATCGACAAGGCTGTCTGGCACAAGGAAGATAGCGTCAGATTCAGAGACTGCTGCACACTTGACGGAAGGCTGTACTTCATAGAGGATTCAGCATCCGGCATCTTTGAAGAAGATAGAATCTACATCATCAATCCTGAGTCAGCTACGGAGAAAAACTATCAGCGCAAATGGGCAGCTGTGTTCGGACCATTTGATGAGTACCTTGAAGGTCAGAAGATATACAGCAAGATGTCGCTGCGATTTATTGCTCAACCTGGTACTAAGGTCAATGTGTATATCAAGATGGATGGTGGCGAATGGGAAACTGTAAAGAAGTTCGAGTATGCCAGCACAGGCGGTGAGCAGATGCCTATTGTACCTAGAAGATGCGACA